AAATTCATATATATATCCATACCCATAAGAATTTCACTTATATTTATCTGTAGACGAGTGTGGGCGTTCTTTCGACGATCAATCAAATTTTGTATCAAGTAAAGAAGTATTTGCCTTGCACGAACCTTTTCAGGTATTTATTTGAGAATGTATCTAAATTGGAATGATATCACTCACCACACGCATATGTCTGGCAGATGGGTTCGCCTATCTGAGGCTGTTGCGTTCGTGAAATTTGCACAAGCACAGGACCTTTCTAAGGCGAGGTCCCTGGAGTTTGTCAAATCGAGCTTCATAGACATGTTTAGCAAGTGGACGACAGACAATCCATTTGTTCACCCGAAGAAGCGGTTTCCGGCTGAAGTTAGTAAGTGGGATACTATCACCCTCTGGGTTAACTTCGATGAGCCACCATTGTCTTTAGTCGCGGCAAGCATTATTACGGGCAGCGATGGCGGCAGCGCTGCAAACGCCTCAGCTGGTACAAGACGCGACGTTGTATCGGATGGAAAATTTCCAGCTGAAAAAAAAGTAGGCACAGACGATTCGGCTTATAATCTACACAGATCAGTTGCGGCCCTCCAGGTTATGCTCAGCAGTAGAGAACTTTATTACGATGCATTTAGGTTTGAGCAGAAATACGGACTCAAGTGGGGCGACCCCCCACTCCCGGCTACGGGCGAAAACAAATAGCAGTTAGCGGCGGGCGATCTGCAGCAACGCATTTCGGCCGCCAAGGTAGCTGGATTGTTCCCAGGGTGTGGGCCCGAATGGGACAATCATACTTCGCTCATTCCTCCGGGACATTTCCGTGATTACGATCTGCCATCTCGAGCTGATGTTATGGCAGCCTTGGAGGCTTCACTGAAAGATGTGCCACCAGAACATAAAGAAGATATGGTCGAGCAGAAAACCGCGGAAGCGGAACAAACCGAAACCGATAGCACATGGTTGGTAATATTGTTTACTTTACTGTCCATTGCTGCTGGTGGGAGCGGCTTGTTTTTCGCGCGGGCAAAAGTAAAGGAGTTCCTGCTGAAGATGAAAGGCAATCTGTTCAAACGTGATAGTGAGCCTGACAACACAGGCGGTTTTACCGGCGACTGGCCGTCCAGGTCGTCTGGAGAAATTTCTTTACAAGAGTTGAGTAGACCATCACCGGAGTTCCAAGCTCCACGGCCCCTATCTCCGAGAGTGAGGGACATTTTAGACGATAGACACCTGGATGTCTTATATGCCCTCCGTAATGGTTTGGCGTATTGTGCCGGGTTGTATGGGTTCACAGACAAATTCTTGGCGATCAGTTATGCGTTACAAACCGACAAGACTCTAATATCTCTCCTGGAGGACGATAGTCCCTTGGACGCGATCAAGCCATCAGAAGATGCCATATTGGCGAACCATGAGTCTGAAATTGCGCTGCTACAGAGGGAGCTGGAGTTGGAAAAACTCAAAAACGAGTTAGCGTTGGAAAGAGCTAGGGCAGAGATTGAAACATTAAAAATGCGGAAAGACGTGCAGGCCCAAGAAGAACTAAATGAGTTAGCCATAAAGGAACAGAGACTGAAAGCCGAAACTGCAGAGTTTTCACGGAACAAAGAGGAGGCTCTCACAAAATTGGCTCAGATGGACGCAGACTCATATCAAGCTAGACACACGGGAATAACCAGCGTTGCTAGTATTACCGGTGGATATCTTATGGGTAGGGCCATGCGCGGGCCTAAGATGAGTGCGTACACTGCTGGGGTTCAGGGGGTTTCCAATTTAAGTTCTATTGACAGCAGCAGGGCACGCGCTAATTCAGGTTCTGTTTTAAGTGGGTCTAGGGCTTCAGTTGCTGCTTCTGTTCCTATTCAGCCTGTAACAGCTAGTACTGCTTCCAGCAGTAGGGCGGGGTCGAACGTTTTTACCATTAAGGATCTAGGTAGTGGTAGATTACATACACCTCCACCCTTTTCACCTGCAGGATGACTGAATGGGCGAGCGAAAACCCCCACGATTTCTTCTCGGTTCTCGAGCGGAATTGTGGTAATGCTGGGTTTTCTTGGACCGGAGTGCGTCCGCGCACTATTACGTACAGCGATTTGATGTCTTCAGGTGCCTTAGTTAATTTACAGTCTTTGTTAGAGTCTGAGTCTTTTTCTGGTTGTGTTAGATCTGGTGACATTGCGGCTGTCAAGAGTGATGTTGTGTCAAAGATGGATGGGAAGGACTGGCAGGCCCGGTGCGGTCTCGTTACGGGAGTTGCTGGTTCTGGTAAGTCTACGTTGATTAAAACCTTGTTAACTTCGGGTGAGGGAAGAGTCGTGCTGGGTCTCCCCAACTCGTCTCTACTGAAAGGAGTATTTTCTGGGTGTCCCAATGCGTTTTTAATTGACGATTTATTTACCAGCGAAATCCATCTACAACGTTATCAGACTATGCTTGTTGATGAATTTACCAAGGTTCATATGTGTGAAGTTATGTGTTTATGTGTTCTACTAGGTGTTAAAAATTTAGTTTGTTTTGGCGATTTTTCGCAGTCCTTAAATTACAAGGCTGGTTCCGTAGTCAATTACGGGTTACCAGTGCTTGCTAAGTCAGACACGTCGAAGAGGTTTGGTAAGAAGATAGCCGGCTTAATGAGTGGTTCCGGTTGTGGCAATGTGCGTGGTTCTGATTCCGTCAATGATGACGTTTCTTTTGAGGACCTTATGGGTAAACTGCGAGATATGTCTACCGTGTTAGTAGCTTCCGAGGAATCTCAGAAGGAACTAGCCGATTGTGACATAGATTCGTTTTTGTGGTCTGAGGTTCAGGGGCAGACTTTCGACGTCGTCGAAGTGGTTCTGTATGATGAATACGATGACAAACTCATTTGTGATTCCAACATCAGGACGGTTTTATTGAGTAGGGCCAGAAAATGCAATGTGCTGCGTTTTGGACCAAACATTAGAGCAAGGTTCGAGAGTGGAAACTTCGGGTGTGGGGGTAATGATTCGTCTTACTCTGGTGATACTTTAAGGGAAGAGAGATGACCAGAGAAATAAGGGCTAGAGAGTCTAACACCAAGTATATTGTGTTAGGGGTTTGTGTCGTCGCTTTTATTTGTTTCTTAGGTTTTAGTCAACAAAAGCATGCTACGCATTCTGGTGATGGCGTTGGCGTTCCTAGGTTCGCTAATGGTGGTTCTTACCGCGATGGAACTAGATCAATGAACTTTAACAGTAACAACCCTAATGCCTATGGTTGTAAGTCGGAGGGTTTCTTCGGTGGGTTTGAAAAATTGGCTTTACTGTTTCTAGTTCTTGGTATAATTTTGTACGTTGCGGGCGGTTGTGCCGGAGGTGATCACGTATGCAATGGCGGTTGTTGTAAGGTTTGATGTTACTTTATGCGTGTTATATATAGTGTGTGGTATTGTAGTAGTTTGCGTTGTACACTCTCCCGTGTTTCAACATCCACCACCTGTGTCCAGAGTTGGGGATGCTGTTTTTCTGGGTGATGGCTATTACTCAGATCAGCATGCGACGGTTGTGTTTGGTAATTTCGACGCTAGTCGTGTGAATACTGAACATATATCTTCCATCGCCAAGTCAGAACATTTGGTGGATATCGTTGGTTCTATGCGGAGTTTTGCGGGTGACATTGCACCCACTCTAGTAGTAATTTGTCTCGTATTACTACTCGGTCAACGGATTAAAAACATAGTGGGTTCTTGGTTTGGTTAAATTTGTTCTCTTTGTAGTATGGGTGGTGTTTCTATTTTTGTTGAGGGTGATTGTGTATTTTCTATTAGTTGCGAGTTGCCAGTGGCTTTAGCTTATTGGCCTAGGATTAATTATGTCAAGGTCTGTAACGCAGTATGTCTTCATGGGCAGATTCCAAATTCATTCCATCTTGGTTTAATTTGTAATGAGTGTGAAAACTCATGGCTTGTGAAGGTGCGTACTGGGTTACACACCATCCTTGTTGACGGTGGGTTCTGTAGGGTTGCCAACTCTAAGACTGTGCAGGGAATGTGCTATTCTTGCCTTGGGGCTGAGAGTAAAGAGTTAGTAACTACCGGACTCTTCGAGACATCTGTCAAGAGGGTAAAACTATCTTAAGAGGTTATAGTTAGTTTCAGGGGCCATGCCACAGGCCTCCTATCGGGTTACTCCGAGGGTTGTTGTGGTGTTTAGTTTAAGTTTGTAATAAATTTGTCTATTTTTACTTTAATTAAGTTAGTTTTAGTTTAATTTGTTTAATATTAGTATTAATATTTATGGTTTTAATGTACTGACTGGGTGTGAATTGTACCAGTCCATGTAGGGTTTAATGTGTGTTTATACAC